TATCGTGCGCCAGTACGACATCAACAATGATCGTCTGCCGTGCCGTATCGACGTGCTTTATGGCTTCTCGACCATCCGTCCGCAGATGGCCACGCGCATCTGGGGCTAACAGGTAAAGATAGGAGATACTCACATGGCAATTCCTCGCGTAGGTAACGGTTACCAGTTTAACGACGGCAACCTGAACGAGGTCAAGATCAACGTCGCTCCGGTTCCGACCACGGCAGTTGATACCGCGACCTTGACGGCAGCCCAGATCACCAACGGCGTCATTCTGGGCTCACCCACGACAACGGCGTCCTATACGCTGCCGACCGTGGCCAATCTGGAACTGATCCTTGACAATGCGAAGGCGGGCGTCACGTTCGACTTCCGCATCATCAACGTCACTGGCTCCGGTGTCATCACTGTGGTGACCAACACGGGCTGGACGGTTGGCACCAGCGGTTCGCAGGGTCTGATGACCGTTGCGGCTACCGCTGGCACGGTCCGCGCGTTCCGCGCCCGCAAGTCGGGCGACGCCGCTTGGGCGCTCTACGCCATCTCGTAAGCAACAGGCGGGCGGTCTTCGGGCCGCCCGCCGTCTATCTGGAGGACGCATGGCGACCATTTACCTGTCCCACCCCAAGCACGGCGTGAAGATCGCCACGATGGAGATGGAAGCACAGTACGACGAGATGCACGGCTGGTCGCGGTTCGATCCGGACGAGCAGTTGCCTGACGCGCCGGTCGAGGCTAATGTGATGGCCGAGCCGCGCCGTCGCGGGCGGCCCCGCCTAACGCAGGACGAATGACATGACGACCGCTGGCGACCTGATCAACGGATCTTTGAGGCTTCTGGGTGTTCTGGCTGAAGGCGAAACGCCGTCGGCCGAAACGTCTCAGGACGCGCTGGTCGCCATGAACCAGATGATACAGTCGTGGAACACCGAGCGCCTCGCCGTGTTCTCGACACAGGACCAGGTTGTCACCTGGCCGCCGGGGCAACGGTCGCGCACACTCGGGCCGACCGGCGACATCGTCGCCAACCGCCCGGTCAGCATCGACGACAGCACCTATTTCCGCGATCCGGCGACGGGCATTTCCTACGGCCTCAAGCTGATCAACCAGCAGCAGTACAACGGCATCGCGGTTAAGACCGTCACCAGCACCTATCCGCAGGTTCTGTGGGTCAACATGACCTTTCCCGACATCGAGATGTACGTCTACCCGGTGCCGACCAAGGTGCTGGAGTTCCACGTTGTCTCTGTCAATGAACTGACCCAGCCCGCCAATCTGGCGACCGATTTGGCCTTCCCGCCGGGCTACCTGCGCTGCTTCCGCTACAACCTCGCCTGCGAACTGGCCCCCGAGTTTGGCACCGAGCCGTCCCGGCAGGTGTCGCGCATCGCCATGACCTCGAAGCGCAACATCAAGCGCATCAACAACCCCGATGACATCATGGCTCTGCCGTACAGCATCGTGGCAACCCGTCAACGGTTCAATATCTTCGCTGGGAATTTCTGATGCAGACGCCGATCCTCGGCTCCGCATACACCGCCCGCAGCGTCAACGCTGCGGACAGCCGAATGATCAATATGTTCCCCGAGGTCGTACCGGAAGGAGGCAAGCAGCCCGCCTTCCTCAACCGCGCGCCGGGACTGCGCAGGCTCGCCACCATTGGACCCGGCCCGATCCGAGGCTTGTGGTCCCCGCAGATCACGGGTTCTGACGGCTACGTCGTGTCTGGTCAGGGCCTGTACAAGATCGACACGTCCTACAACTCGACGTTTCTCGGCACCATCGACGGTTCCGGCCCGGTGTCCATCGCGGACAACGGCACGCAGATCTTCATCGCGGCCAACCCGAACGGTTACATCTACAACATGAGCACGGGGGTGTTCGCGCCGATTGGCGACCCAGACTTCCCCGGCGCGTCTACGGTCGGCTACCTCGACGGCTACTTCGTCTTCAACGAACCCAACAGCCAGAAAGTCTGGGTGACGAGCCTGCTGGATGGCACCAGCATCGCTCCGCTAGACTTCGCCAGCGCCGAAGGTGCGCCCGACCAGTTGATCTCGGTGAACGTCGATCACCGCGAGGCGTGGCTGTTTGGCACGGGCACGACCGAGGTCTGGTACAACGCCGGCACGGCTGACTTCCCGCTCCAGCGCATCCAGGGCGCGTTCAACGAGCTGGGCTGCGCCGCCGTCTACTCGGTTGCCAAACTGGACAACACGCTGTTCTGGCTGGGCGCCGACGCGCGAGGCCGGGGCATCGTCTACCAGGCGATGGGCTACCGGGGCGAGCGCATCTCGACCCATGAGGTCGAGTTCGCTATTCAGAACTACAGCACAATCTCGGACGCCGTGGCCTACTCCTACCAGCAGGAGGGCCACAAGTTCTACGTCTTGTCTTTCCCGACCGCCGACGCAACGTGGGTTTACGACACGATCACGGGCGCGTGGCATGAGCGGGCGGGGCTGACCAACGGCGTGTTCACGAGGCACAGGTCGAACTGCCAAATGAATTTCAACAACCAGACCATCGTGGGCGACTACGAGGACGGCAGGATTTACGCCTTCGACCTCGACGTGTTTGCTGACGATGACCAGCCGCAAAAGTGGCTGCGGTCTTGGCGGGCGCTGCCGACAGGCACGAACAACCTTCGCCGCACGGCGCACCACACGCTGCAACTCGACTGCCAGAGCGGCGTCGGCATCAACAACGGGCAAGGCATCGACCCCCAGGCCATGCTGCGCTGGTCGGACGACGGCGGCCACACATGGTCGCGCGAGCACTGGACCAATCTTGGCGCCATCGGGCGCTACGGCCAGCGCGTTTTCTGGCGGCGGCTCGGCATGACGCTGAAGCTGCGCGACCGCGTCTACGAGGTGTCGGGCACCGACCCGACCAAGATCGTCATCATGGGCGCGGAGTTGATCCTCAATGGCACTTCTTCCTAACGCCAGTCAAATACCCGCCCAGCGCGTCTCAATGAACGAGACGCCGTCCGCGCCCGTGTACGCAGCCCGCGAATGGTATCGTTTCTTCGACACGGTCCACACCTACCTGCCGACACCGACGGTTTTCACCCCTGTTTTCACCCCTGTCACCAACGTCACCGCCGTGACGGCGGGCGCAAGTTTCGCCAACCAGATGGGCACGGTCGTCGCGCTGACGGGCACGTTCACGCTGGACCCCACCGCAGCGGGCAACACTGTGTTCCGCATGACGCCTCCGGTTCTGGATGGGCTGACCTTGTCCACGGCGGCGGGCACGTTCGTCACCACGGCGTCCGGGGCAAGCGACATCGGGTCCGTTGTGGCCGTCTCCGGCTTGCTTGAGTTTCGCCTGAACGCGGTCAATACGGCGGCCGCCGCCTATGCCTACAACGTCAACTACCAGATTGCCTGACAACCCGTTTTACGCTAGGTTTGCATCATGACCGTCAACCTGTCACCTTTTGCCAACCCCGGCGCACAGTTCTTCGACGACAACGGCGATCCGCTGTCGGGCGGCAAGATATTCACCTATGCAGCCGGCACGACCACGCCGAAGGCGACTTTCACCGACTTCACGGGCGCAACGCCGCACGCCAACCCGATCATCCTTGACGCCGCCGGGCGGCCTCCGTCCGAGGTCTGGCTGACCTACGGCGATTCCTACAAGTTCATCCTCAAGGATAGCCTCGACACGCTGGTCGGCACCTTCGACAACATCGACGGCATTCCGCCCGTCAACATCAACCTCGTCCGACTGTACGGCTCTACCTCAGGTTATGTCGAACTGGTGGCTCCTGCGGTCGCGGGCGCAAACGTCGTCACCTTCCCGGCGGCCACCGGCACGGTCGCGCTGACATCCAACCCGACCTTCACGGGTACGTCCACTTTCGCAACGATCACGGCGTCTGGCGACATCACCGGGTCGAAGACCATCAGCGGGCGGCTGCTGTCGGCCTCGCAGACGGTCAACATTGACCAGTACCTCTACATGAGTGGCACGGGCCAAGCCAAGCTGCCGGTCGGCTCGACGGCCCAGCGCGCGGGCGCGTTCAGCGGTACGGGGCAGATCAGCGGCACGACGCTGACCGTCACCAACGTCACCGCTGGCGCGATCTACATCGGGGCGACCATCACGGGCACGGGCGTCACGGCTGGCACTCGCGTCACCGACTTCCTGACAGGCACAGGGAACGTCGGTACATACACGGTCAGCGCCTCGCAGACGGTGGTCGCGGGCACGGCGCTTGCCGACGAGCCCATCGTAGGCATGATCCGCTACAACAACACGACCAACGCCTTCGAAGGCTACGGTCAGTCTGGATGGGCAGGCATCGGCGGCGGGGCCACGGGTGCCGGCGGCGACGAGGTGTTCATCCTCAACAGCCAGACTATCACCACGTCCTACGCCATCCCGTCCGGGCGCAACGCATCGTCCACCGGCCCGCTGACCGTCAACGGCAGCGTCACCATCACCATTCCATCCGGCTCGCGCTGGGTGATCCTGTAACGGAGCGACCATGTCCCAACTGACCCTTACCAGCGACCCGCTCGGCAGCGCCACGACAGGCACGTTTGAGTTTGAAAACCCCGCCTTCTACATGACCGGCGCCACATCCCAGCGCGGAGCGGTGCTGGTCGATCAGTTCACCTTGCTGCAAGCAACCAACACGCTGACCAGCCAAACGGCGGCGCAGGCCCTGTTCGACGTGACGGGCAGCGGTCAAGTCACGCTGGAGGCGGGCACCTACGAGTTCGAGTGTCAGTTTTCGCTGTCCAGCATGAGCGGTTCGTCTGGCTCGTTCGGGTTTGCGCTGGGCGGCGGCGCGACCTTCACCCAGTATTGGTGGTCGCTGGCCAAC